CATTCTCTAGGAGTATGACCAAATACAATCATGTTATGCCTTCTTTTTATTTTCTTTAGCTGCTGCTATGATGTCGCCTCTAGTAATTTTTTTCTTATCACCATATTTTGCTGCAAGATTTTTTTTAGCAGTAGATTTTTTTTTCATTTTCATTTTATACATTATACTAACCCTTCCCTTCTTTTTTTCTTCTTAGGAAAACCAGCTTTCATATTTGCATAGCTTTCATCAGAAATAGTTGATTTAGATTTTGGATTTGACTTCCCAGCTTTTTTTTTTCGATTTATATAATAATACAAACCCTTCTTAGCTTTCTTTCCGTCTTTAGTTGTATGATAATCACTAGCCATTGTTTTCCTCTTTCTGTGG